TGGGCCACTTCTTGACCACCTTGACTTCGATCCACCCATGCAGGTAGTTGATGTCCGGGGTGCCAGGGTATGCAGGGTTCTCAACCCGGATCGGGTCGAGCTTCGCCTTGCGCAACGGATGCATGATCGTCTTGTAGCTGTTCTGCTCCGTCGACATAGTCCACCACCACTCCTGCTTGCATGAACATGCTTTCTGCCGAGCGCAAACTGTCGCGCCAGCGAGACAGTTGGTCAGCGTTCGGGCGCGGACAGACAACCCGTTTGATGCCAGCTTGGATCACCAGTCCGGCGCAGGAAGAGCAACACGGCAACGGGACAACGTAGAGCGTTGCGTCCGTGCACGTGAGAAGCCCAGGGGCGTTGAGGATCGCGTTCGCCTCGCCGTGCACCACGCGCCGCAGCTTCTCGTCGCGGTCACCGCTGTACAGTTCCGCGTCGCTGGTGCCGCGCGGGAAGCCGTTGTACCCGACACCGAGCACACGACGCGCGCCGTCGACGATCACTGCGCCGACTTTCGTCGACGGGTCTTTGCTCCAGCTGGCAACGAGCGCTGCGAGCTCAAGGAAGCGGGCGTCCCACTTTGAGGCGCGCATTAGGTTTCACCTTTGGCAGTGGGAACAGTTCGATCAGCCCCCAACGCTCCATCCTCGCCAGCGCCCTCTCCACCTGGGGGTGTCCCACCAGTTCCGGCTTGATCGCCCGGCCCTGCTCCAGCCCGTCGAAGAGCTTCGCTTCGAGCCTGTTCAATCTCACCTTCTGCCCTGGCAACAGCATCGTCCATGTCCTGCGTGACAATCGCGCCCAGGAAGAAGGGCGGCGGGTTCTTAGCCTTCATGACGACTTCGATCATGCCGCCAGCAGCGATCGTCATGCGCTCCTCGTACGACGGCTCCCACACCGTGGTGATGTAGGTGTCGCCAGCGATGTTGACTTGCTCCTTGTAGTAGAGCGGCGGTTGGACGGGTTGCCCCGGCTTGGCGGGCGTCGTCACCATCTTGTTCGCGCCCTCGAATTGTACGTGCCTCACGCTGCTTCTCCCCAAGACGGACCGACTTCAACGTCGACCTTGAACGGTACGTTCGCTGGAACGCAATCGCGCATTACCTTCGCAGCCGCAATCGCTTGCTCCTTGCTCTCGGCAGTGAAGCAGATTTCGTCGTGCACTTGCAGCTGCACCGGGAAGCCAGCCGCGTCGAGGTCGACCATGGCTTGCTTCGTCTGGTCCGCGCTGCAGCCCTGGATCAAACGGTTCAGCGCCTTGTGCGTCCAGTCGAACGTGCCGTCTTCGAGCTCTGGGAAACGGCAACGCCGACCGAGCACCGTGGTGATGAAGCCGTTCGCCTTGGCGCGGTCTTCGGCAACGCGGGCGATGCCTTTCACGAAGGGAGCCTCAGCGTCGAACTTGTCGAGGATCGCCTGCCCTTCCAGGCCAGCGACCTCCCACACGTCGCCCTCGAAGCCAGCCGCCTGCTGTGCCTCGCCGCGCGTCTCGAAGAACGAACGCGCCTTGCGCCGGTCCTGCCAGAACACCGCCCACCGCGTGGGGAGCTTCAGCTTCTTGCACAGCTTCGCGCCGCCCATGCCGTAGCACTTGCCGAGGTAGATCTCCTTGCAGAAGCCGCGCATGCGCTTGTACTTCGCCTTGTCCCAGGTGTCGACTTCCGCGCCGTAGATCATGCGCGTCATCATGTCGTGGTTGTCCGTGTCCGGGTCGTTGCGGTAGCGCTCCGCTGCTTCCGCCGCCTTGGGCAGTTTGCAGCGCTCTGCGAAGTGAACGAGCCAGCGCGGCTCTTGCTGCGAGTAGTCGTCCGACGCCCACACGCCCCCTTCGTCGGGCAGGTAAATCTTGCGCCAGTCCTTGGCGAGCTCGTCTCGAGACGGTTGCTGCTGGAGGTTCGGGTCTTCACTGGACAGACGCCCAAAGCGACCACCGTGCGAGCCCTCGCTGTCGTCGTCTTCGTCCTTGCTCGCGCGCAGCTGGTTGAACGTGCAGTGAATGCGGTCGCCAATGGCGTAGGTCCGGATCGACTGTGCGAACGTCGTGCGCAGCTTGTTGACCTTGCGCGCTCGCTCCAGCTGGCGTGCGACGTCGTGGTCGATCTTGCTGAGGTAGTCCTTTTGGATGGACGCCTTGCCCGCGTTCGTCGTCGGGACTTTCACGCCGATCGCCTGCAGCGCCTGGGCCACCAGTTCCGACTTCCAAACGTCGCCCACCGGGATGCGGACGCCAGTCAGCTGGCGCACCATGCCGAGCGCCGCCTCCTCTTCCTTGAGCGTCCAGTTCTCAATCTCACGCAGACGGTCCCACGAGAAGCGAACGCCGCGCCGACGCATCTTCACCAGGACCGGGAGCACCTTGCTCTCCAGGTTGAACACTTGCCACAGGTTCTGCTCTTCGATGTGCTTCTCTTGCCGCCGAAGGATCGTCAGCGGGAGCGCCGCGTCTTGCTCGCCGTACTCACCTACGTAGTGCCCAGGGAGCTTCCACATGCCGCCCTTCGGGTCGACGCCGTGGGCGCGCGCCGCCTCCTCCAGCTTGGACTGCTGCTTGCCCGGTAGCTTGTAGCGCTCTGCCAGCGCGCGCAGGGCGTAGCTGTTCTGCAGTTCGTCGATCAGCGGCTCCGCAATCATGACGTCGCGGTACCACTCCGGGTTGAAGTGGATGTCTTCGGTGGCGAGCCAGTCGAGGTCGTACTGCATGTTCATGCCGACCAGCGTGCCGCGAAAGTTCTTCGCCTGGGTGCGGAGGTACGAGAGCGCTTGCTGCTCGTCTACGTTGCTACCGCCAAGGTGGCGGAACGGGACGTAGTGCTTCGGCCCGTCTTCAATGGCGAAGCTGTAGCCGCACACGTAGCTGTCCGGGCGTCGGCAACCGGGTCCGAGCTCCTTGAGGCTCTCGTCCCTCGTCTCGACGTCAATCGCCACGCGCTTGGCATCGCCCCAGTCGGGGAGTGTGCCGAGCTCTGGCGGTTGCCACGTGATGTCTGGAGCGAACAAGGTTCCCTGGAGCGTGCCTCGTGGCGACTCAAGGGTCTTGGAGCGCGCACCCTTAAGGCTCGCCATTGATCTGTCCTTCGTCGGTCAGGCGCACAGGGCAACGCGGCAAGCCGTCGATGCCCAGGCGCGGCGCGACACCTTCCGGCGTCACAAGGTACTCGCAGCCGGTGATCGGGTCGCGCTCGATGCGCATGCCCGTCTCACGCCCCGCTCCCCACTCCGCGCGCTGGTCTTCCTCTTGCTTCCACTCCAACCGCTCCTGGGCTTCGAGCGAAGCGCGGTTGAGCAGGATCAGTCCGCAGAACAGGATGACCAGCGCGCTCATGATAAGGATCGGCCCAAGGAAGCCGTGGCCCCCTTGGTGCGCCGGACTATGCGGAGGCGGTTTCGGAGCGGGCGACATTGATCAGTTCTTTCAGGCTGGCGATCGCGCGGCCAATGTGCTGCGGGTCGCTCCAGTTGAGCAGGTCCGTAATGATCAGCGACTCAACCGCGCCGACCTCGTTCGACACCAAGAAGCGGTCGAGCGCTTCGCCGCCGACGCGGCCACGATTGGCACGTGCGCGCATCCGGTTCGTCGTGTCGGTGGCGATCTCCAGCAGCTTGGTTGCGTAGTGCAACGCCTTCTCCAAGTCCTGCACGCCGTTCTTCTTGCGCCAGCGCGTCAGGTACTTGGTGGCGCAACCTTCGAGGTAGCCAACGCCCCAGTCCTCAACCAAGTCCCAGTGCTGGTACGCCGCCGCGTAGTGGGAGCCGCCCACCTGCATGTCATTCGCTTTCTGCATAACGCTTCACCGCCTCCTCTACCACGCCTGCCTGCTTCGGGAGCAGGTTGCCCCGCTTGATGTGCCGGTACACGCTGAGCGCTGGCTCCGGCATGTCCTGCATGGTCTGCTCGACCGAGCTCTGTGCGCCAATCACGAAGTGGTTGCCGAGCGTCCGCTGCTCCAGCGTCCACAGCCAGAACTCCATGCGGTCGCAAGCCTTCAGCTTTGCGTGCTCTTCCGGCGTCAGCCCATCCCTTTCGCCGGGGAGCCCAAGGTCGCGGTTGATGCCCGCCTCGATCTCCTTCAGGCTGTCCGCAAGCCCAGGGACGTGGCGGAGCGTGGGAGACGGGATGTCGCCTACCCACCCTTCCGGGACGTCGTGACTGAGGCAGTAGATCGCCAGCTTCGGGAAGTCCTGCGGCCACAGGTGCCACATCAGCATGGCGACGCCCCAGGAGTGCGCTGCGTTGCTGTACTCGCCGATGTGGCGGATGTTGTGACAGCGCTGCGTCGCGCCGCCGCAGCGGGCTTGGACCACGCAGCGCGCGATCTCGTTGGCGTCGATCATGAGGCTCATGCTGCACCTTTGTAAGCGGCCCAATGGACGAGCCCTTCCGGCGTGTGGTAGTACCACTCGCGCACCTTCGGACCCATGAGGCAGAGGCTGTACATGCCGCCCTTGCTGACCTCCAGGATGCGGTGAGCGTCCCAGTTACAGCCGCGCACGTAGTTCCAGTTCACGATGCTGCGCACCGCGAGGAACTCGCTCCCACCGATCAGGCGCTGCTCGCGGTACCAGCCCCAGAGCGGGATGGACAGGAACGCGCTGGTGTGGTCGTGCGGGTCACCCACATCCTCTTGCTTGATGTGGTTCCAGCACAACGCGAACCAGGGCGTCTTGAAGACGAACAGGCGCGTCAGGTACGGCTCCTGGGCATCCGACCAGCGCCAGAAGCACCACTGGATGCCAGTGCCGGACTTGTACACGCGGTTGGCGAACAGCCTCACGTTATCACTCCCGTCTGCACGTTGAGGTAAACCTTCGAGGCAGACGCTCGCTCGCCGCTGGTCAAACCGCAATACGTGAAGTACACCGGCTCGTCAGGAAACTCCATGTCAGAGCGGATGAAGCCGCCGATGCTGGCGAGGTCGCCAACAGTGCAGCGCCCCTCTTCGACCAGCCGCACCGCCGCGCCCTCGAACGTCTGGCCGTGCAGCGCGTAGTTCTGCGACTGCTGCACCGCTTCGCTCAAGGCGACGTAGTCGATCGGCTCTTCGGCTGGAGGCCCAGAGCAGCCTGCAACGAACGCCAGTGCTAGTAGTATCTTACGCATGACTCACTCCATCGTCCTTGGCGCGACGCGCCTGCTCTTCTCGACGTGCCAACCACGTCACGCACGCTGCGTACCAGTCGGGGCTGTGACGCTGCATCTGCTTGACGATCTCGTGCGCCTTCTCGAAGCGCTCGTTGTCGTCCCGTTCCTTGTAGGCGCGATGCGCCATGACGATCGGCTGCAGCACCTTCCTGATCCAAGGCGAGCGGATGCCGAGCGTCACCTTCTCGTCCAGGAAGAGCGCAAGGTCTTCGGTGAAGATGCGCACGCCGTCTTCGCCCGCGTCGCACAAGCGGAACTGGTTCTCCGCAGCGCTCGTCCACTCCGAGCTCGCATAGGGCTGGTCGAGCGGCATGCCGAACAGCGGCTCCAGCGTGTTGAGGTAGCCGTGGTAGTTGTTGCTGATCTGGTACAGCTTGCCCATGGGCACGCCGATCGCTTCCGCCAGGAACTGCTGCACGTACGAGAAGTGCACAGCGTTCGCGCCGTAGGCTCCCCACACCATGTCGTTCGAGCGGCAAGTGATCGTCAGCGACAACCGGCCCTCGACGTCGATCCACACGTACATCTGCGTGTTGCAGGGAACGTCCTTGCCGTTGGTGTCAGCCGTGGCGATGTCGGTGCCCGCGTCCCACATTTGGATGACCACGCGCCGGTCGTCGGGGTTGGCACGCAAGCGGCGCACTGCCCAGGCCAGCTGGTCGATCGGGTTGCCGTCGCCGAACTCGTTGGGGAACCAGTTGCGCCAGCGCGCACCGTATGCGCCGTGCAGGGTCTTGCCGTCGTCGCTATACGTCTTCATGCGGCTGACGTACTTCGCCACGCTCTTGACGTCGTCGCGACCAGCGAGCATCCACGCCGCCTCGAACACGTGGAAGAACGGGT